GACCTATCCCAGAGATTATTTGTAGTGTTAATGAGGATAAGGAAAAAATAAGGGATAACATAAAAAAAAATATAAAGAGGGGGCTTCCTCAAGTAAGACCATACGAGACTCAAGAAGGAAAGGTAGTCGGTCTTGTTCTAGGTGGGCCTACCTTAAAGAAAACTTTTCCTGATCTTTTAGAAAAAAGACAGAATGGGATGCCTGTAATTACTGTTAATGGTACTCATAAATATTGTATGACTGGTGGATTGATTCCTTCTGCTATGATAATGCTGGATAGTAGGGAATTTAATAATAGGTTTGTTTATCCGTTAGTTGAAGATTGTAAATATTTTATTTCATCCCAGTGCCATCCTTCTGTATTTGAAAATCTTAAGGATAACAAGGTATGGATATGGCATTGTGCAGGGGATGATAATATTGATTTGTTAGAGGAAGAGTACGGAAAGGATTACTTTCCAGTAATGGGCGGTGCGACTATAGCATTAAGGGCTGTCCATCTATTAAGAATGCTTGGGTTTCCTAAGTTTGAGATGTATGGGTTCGATAGTTGTATTATCGGAGAGCATCATGCTTATGAACAACCAGAAAATGATGGTGAGGAAGTTATAGATGTTGTTGTATCTGGCAGAGAGTTTAGATGTACTGCGGCAAATTACCATCAGGCAAAAGAGTTCGTTGATATGATTTCTAAAACAGGCGAACATTATGACCTAGCTGTTCATGGCGATGGTCTTATTTCACATATTATTAAAAATCCAAATTCATTGAAAATTAAAGAGGAGGTAGTATAAAATGGCGGCTACTGCTTGGAGTTTTTACAATTCCTTTAGGGAATATATAGGCAATGGTCAGTTCGATCTAGACGGTACAAGTGTTGGTTTTTATATGGCTTTACATACTAGCGCCGCAAGCGCTAATGTAAATACAAAGACGTTATCAACACAAGCATCACTTGCTAATGAAGTTGCTAGTGGCAATGGCTATACGACTGGGGGCGCATCTGTTACATCACGTACATGGGCTTCTGTTGCAACTGATAAGTATCGTTTCGATTCAACTGCTGTTGTATGGACTGCTACTGGCGGAACAATTGCAAATATAAAATATGCTGTTGTTTATCAAGCTGGTGGTAAGTTAGTTTGTTTTTCAAAATTAACCACAGCCCAGTTCACTTTAGCGCAAGATAATACGCTTACTGTCACTCCTAGTGCCAGCGGCATATTTGAACTAGCATAGGGGGTATATCATGGGCGTAGAAACGGCTACATATATCAGTCAACTTAGTGCTACAAATCCATTGGGTACAGACCCGATCTCACAAGGGGACGATCAAATTCGTCTTGTGAAGGAAGTTCTTCAGGCTCAATTTACTAGTCTTGGTGCGGCGGCAGTGACAACCACTGCGACTGAGTTAAATTTAATTGATGGATACACTGGTACGACGGCTGAATTAAACACTCTCGATGTTACTACCCAAGGAACTTCAGAAGCATCTAAAGTATTAACAGCAGATGCAAGTGGAGATGTTACTATTGCTGATGGAGCATATGATTTTGATGTCGCTTCGCATGATGGGACAAATGGATTGTTGCTTGGCGGTACATTAGTTACAGCAACTGCGACTGAGTTAAATTTAATTGATGGGTATACTGGGACAACCGCTGAACTAAATACTCTAGATGTTACTACGCAAGGTACAGCAGAAGCATCTAAGGTGGTTACTTCCGATGGTTCTTTGGTTACTAATTTTGCCGATGGTGTTGTGCAACGTCCTGAGTTTAAGGACTATGCAGAAACTAAGGTTGCTTTGTCTGCGGCGGCTACAGTGGATATTGATTTGACAACGGGTAATGTATTCACTTTAACTCCAAATCAAAACACTACTTTTACATTTTCAAATCCCTCCGCAAGTGGTAAGTCTTGCTCCTTCACATTGATATGGACTCAGGATTCAACCGATAGAACTATCGCATGGCCAGCTTCTCTTAAATGGAAAGACGGTGGCGGAGAACCTTCAGTAACAAGTGGTTCTGGGAAAGTTGATATCTATACTTTCTTCACAATAGATGGAGGTACTATCTGGTACAGTTTTCAAGCTGGTGCTGACATGGCGTAAGGAGAAATAATATGCCTTTAGGAACTTTTAAAGCCGCCTTTGTTGGTGGTGGTGGTGCATTCGAAGCCACGGGCGGTACAAAAACCACTTATGGTGTGTACACTGTCCATACATTTACATCTACTGGTACATTTACTGTCTCTGGCGGTGCTGGAGACTGTGACATGGTCGTAGTAGGTGGAGGCGGGGGCGCAGGGACTCACGTTGCTGGCGGAGGCGGAGGCGGGGCTGTAATTAAGATAACCGCTCGTTCAGTTACCCCCGGTGACTATGTTTGTACCATAGGCGCGGGAGGCGCTACGGCTACCCCTTATCCTCAATGGTCTGGTGGTTCTCAAGGCTCTTCTACAACTGCTTTTGGTGAAACCTCTACAGGTGGCGCTGGGTCAGCCAGTTGGTCTGCTGGCGGAACCGGAGGCGCGAATGGCGCTGGCGGGTCTGCTGGTGGAGGCGGGGCGACGGGAGGAAGCGCTCCGTCAGCCTCTAGCGACTGTACCGTTTATGCTGGATATGATGGCGGAGGCGGGGGCAGTAATGTCGGCGCACATCCTACTGGAGGAGGTGCAGGATCAGGAGCGAATGGTCAGGCTCAGAGCAGTAACCAAGCTGGAGATGGTGGTGCTGGGGTCGGTGGCTCTAGTCACGCAACCAATATAAATAACCAAGGCTATTATTGGGCTGGTGGAGGTGGCGGAAGCGACCAGAACGGAACTAGCTATGGGGCTGGAGGAATTGGCGGCGGAGGCGGTGGTCAATCCAATGCCGCTGGCGGTGGTTCTGCGATTAATAACGGTTCAAATGGTACTGGGAGTCAGGGTGGCGGAAACGGCGGTGTAAACTCTGGCGGAGGGGCTGGTGGAAATGAGTATAGCCCCGGAAATAGTGTCGGAGGGAACGGCGGTTCTGGTTGCGTAATAATAAGGTATGAAACATAATGACTCACTTTGCCGAAATAGACGAAAATAATGTTGTTATAAATGTTATTGTTGCAGAGCAGGAACATGCAGATACTTTAGAAGGCAGATGGATACAAACTTCTTATAATACTAGTGGTGGTGTGCATTACGGGCCTGATGGGAATCCTGATGGCGGGGTTGCTCTAAGGTGCAACTTTGCTGGAATTGGAATGGTTTATGACGAAACTATAGATGGTTTTACCAATGTAAAACCTTATGCAAGCTGGACTTTAAATTCTACTAGTGGTTATTGGGAACCCCCCATTCCAGTCCCTGATGATGAAGGGCCGGGAAATGTATATATTTGGAATGAAGAATCTCAAAGTTGGTCAGCACATAGCGATACTAATAAAGCGCCATTTTTCCCTAGTTAATTGAAATTAGAACTGTCGTATACGAAGTCTGCTTTAACCTCAATATATGTAACCTCTTTAAAGGGTTACGATAATGATGTCTTTGCTGAAAAAATACTAGAGATAGGTGATCAGCAAAATAGATTAACTAATGTTAAGGCTGACATGACAGAGTGGCAATCATTTTTCCCAGAATGGAAATATTTAAGTCGTGACATTGTAGAGAACCATCTTATAAAACTTGTTGGTGAAATAGAAGCCACATGGATAGTTCATTCTTTATGGGGAGTAAGTTACAAAAAGGGAGATCATACTATCTTCCATGATCATTCTCCTTCCACATTTTCATTTTGTTATTATGTGAGAGTATCTAAAGGTTCTTCTCCGTTGGTCTTTTCTGATATAGATTATAAGTATTTTCCAGAAGAAAATAATTTAATTATCTTTCCCTCTCATCTGAAACATGGGGTTCCATCTCAATTACATGATGGGCAAAGAATTGTTATATCTGGGAATATAAATGCTATGAGTGGACTTACGAGTGTAGATGAAGAAACATTTCGTGATGGGCTTCTTGAGGCAAGTAAAGTTGTTTGTAACTAACGAGTGGCTTAGTTTCAAGGGTGTCTTGGATTCCGAAACCTGTAACAAAATAATTGACCAGTCTAATGGTAATTTCATATCTCCATACGTTAACAGAAGAAGTCAGATTACCGAAAAAGAAATCCTAGATGGTAAGCTTCAATATGACTACGGTGAGGATGCCTTACTAAGGAAGGGAGAGGTTTGCTGGATTAATGAGAAGTGGATAAATGATATTGTTTGGAAATATATGTTTGAGGCCAATGAGAGGTCTGGTTGGAAATTTGATATAGCAGGAATAGCTATCCCACAATTATCTAAGTACAAAAAAGGAGATTTTTATTCCCTTCACAATGATGGGGCTGGAGATAATAATTCTGAAACCCATGATGGAATGGTTAGAAAATTAAGTATGTCCGTTCTTTTGAATGAGGGTTATGAAGGTGGAGAGTTTATGTTCGAGAATGATTATGTTCCCGATATCGGAGGCATAGGTTCTATATTAATTTTCCCGTCTTGCAAACCGCACAGAGTGGCTCCTGTTACAAAGGGAACAAGATACTCTTTGGTTGTATGGTTTGTCGGCCCACCATTTAGATAAGATTATGTCGCAAACTAAAGTACAGCAGTTCATGAAAGAGAAAATTAAGTCTGATAATGTAAGGACTAATCAGGCTCTAGCTATATCTCCAAGCAATTATGGATACATAAAAACTTCTTTACCTAAGCAACTTTTAAAATCTTTGAAGAAAGAATGCTCTGTTGTAGAAAAAGGGAATAGATTTATTACTGGTCTTACTGAGTCTTATCCTTATACTTCTAATCATTATGAAATTACAGATGAGTCTAGAGAGTCTTTATTCAAATTTGTCAGAGAACTTATTGAAATTTACGAACATAATTTTGATTACATAGGAAGCATAAAGGTTCTCGATAAAAGCATTCCTTATGTTTTTGGTCAACCGTGGATAAACGTACAAAAGAATTATCAGTATATCCCGGTTCATGTTCACGATGGTGTATACAGCTATACATGTTGGATTGATCTTCCCCCCAACTCATTGTTTGAATTTTTATATCCTTCTGTAGTGGGAACACCTATTAGAGAAGCGATTGAATTAACTCCTGAAGATGAGGGAGATTTTATATTCTTCCCAGCAGGTCTTCAGCATACTGTTCATCCATTTGAGGGGGATAATAAAAGAATATCTATTTCTGGAAATATACTATTAGGAACTGAATAATGATAACAACTTGGGCCGCAACAACCGGAAATTGGGAAGATTCCAAGTTTGATAGAGGATGGAACGGCCCTTCTATATCTCCCGCTAAGGGAGATTTAACATTAAGCAGTTCTGTTCCCACCGTTAAAACAGAATATTTTATTTCTCCCGGTGTTGCTAGTTTTGAGTTAGTTCAGTCTTATGAATGGAATCAATTAACTGAGGCTTGGGAAGATGTTATAGGGGATTGGAGTTCTGGCCCAGTTCCCCATGTTGCGATTGGAGATGCTGACGCTCCGGCTAAAGCTGATCTGACATTAACAGGGGGTTCCGCTCCTAAAGTAGGTATCCAATATAAATTTCCTATAACAGTTGGTGAGTTGACTGCTACTGGTTCTATACCAAAGGTTGGAGAGGCTTTACATATTACTCCTGCCGTAGCGAGTATGGAGTTTATTCAGTCCTACGAATGGGATCAGATGTCTGATGCGTGGGTAGATACATCATACACTTGGGAGACAGGCCCATCACCCAGTGTAGCTATTGGAACGGATATATCTGTTGATGAAGCAGACCTTACGTTAACCGGAAGTTCGGCTCCATCTCTGAAATATTACTTCAATGTTAAGGTAGACGAAGCAGACTTAACACTTACGGGAAGTATTCCGACGTGGAATTTTGGCAAAGAGTTTGATGTAGACAATGCTGATATTCAAATCGTCCAGTCTTATGATTGGAATACATACGGCGGAACTTGGGCTAATGCTTCTGGTGATTGGGAAACAACCAGTTCTCCATTTATACCGACTGCTATAGAGGCAGGACAGAATCAACCAGATAATGCTGACCTTACCTTAACAGGTGTTGCTCCCAGCGTTACAAAGCAACACCTCTGGTATATTCCAACTCAAAATTTAACGCTGTCTACTGTCGCGCCTGATGCTCCTATAGGCCCGATATTTGAACCAGCGACGGCCCCTGACCTTACAATTGTTCAGACGTATGATTGGAATAATTATGGTGGTACTTGGGCTGATGCCGTTACCACTTGGGATGAAGATGTATTTGCTCCACGTGCTGAAGAAACTCAGCATGAATTGCCAGCCAACGCTGATCTTACCTTAACTGGACAAGTTCCAATTTCTAAGGAAGATATGAGAATTTCTCCCGCTAAGGGAGATTTAACTCTTGCTGGGCAAGTTCCAGTTGCATCTGAGAATCAAAGTATTTCTCCAGCAAAAGGAGATTTAGCTTTTGCCTCTTCAGGTATACCTAGATTAATTTACTACTATAAATTAACTCCTGAGAATGCCGACCTTACTACGACTACTAGCATTCCTTATGCGGTAGAAGATTCTATTGGTCTTGTAGGGCCAGCCCATTTAACCATCAATGGGTATGCACCACACATGGGTCAAACTCATTTTAGAACTGTTGGTGCTGGTTCATTAACTGGATTAGGAACTACCTCTTGGGAAGAAACTAGTGGAGATTGGGCTTCCGCTTCCGGTACGTGGGGTACAGGTACACTAACTCCAACTTGCGGAGTTACGTATATTTTTGGACGCTATGAAGATATGACGGCTGATCTTGAATTGAGTACTAGCGAAATTGAGTGGCCTTACATACGTCAACCAAAATATAAACCACAGGTAATAATGTCATGAGTAAGGAAAAGAGAATACAGTGGGTGGAATATGTAGATAAGACTGATCCAGAAAGAAGGACTAGACCTGTTGTTACTTATACTTTTAATGATGGAAAAAGAGTTTTCCATAAAGCAAAGAGGCCATCGAGTGGAGTTAGAAAAAGCGGATAAATTTAATGTACATGATTTTTCTCTAGCAAAGAATGTTGCTGAAAAACTGGAAGAGAAATATCCCGGTTGGCTGTGGGCTGTCCATGTAATGGATGGTGTTGTGGGGGTAAAGTCTATGCGGTTATCTGGTAATTGGGGATTTATTCTCCATGCAGATAAAATAGATAACGATTATAAAGCGGTTGTAAATGCTGGTGGTGAAATACTTGAACGATACCGTCAGAGTAGAGGAAAATTTGATCAGGTTAAATATGCTGATTTGGTTATGGATGATAAGGGTCGGCTAAACGGAGATTTACATTAATGTCATTGATTAATCCACAACCACCATTGAATGAAGCTGACCTTCAAGTTCCTGAAGTAGGGGACAAAAACGAGAGGTGGTTAAGTTTAGCGCGGAAGGCGTATGATGGTTCTACCGAATGGGTAGATACTAATCTTAGATATCAGTGGGAGAAGAATATCTCCAACTTTAATAGCCGACATCCGCCCGGCTCCAAGTATTTAACATCGGCCTACGACAAAAGGTCTAAGTTGTTCAGGCCAAAGACTAGGACTACTGTTCGTAAACTTGAATCTGCTATGGCTACAGCATTCTTCACTAATGAAGATATGATGTCTATTAGTCCAGCTAATCCTAATGACCCCATGCAATTGGCAGGTGCGGCTATTGCTCAATCTATAATGCAGTATAGATTGACTAATACAATACCGTGGTTTACCACTATGGTAACGGCTCTTCAAGACGCCGCTATATATGGAACAGTTGTGTCTCATCAATATTGGGAGTTTGAGCAAAAGGATGAGACGTTTGCATCTGTTAATGATGCTGGTGAAAATGTTGTAGATTTGCAAGGTAAGCCTGTTAGAGAAAAGGTTACATCAACCTTAAAGGATTATCCTGTTATAGAGGTGGTCGAGCCTGAGAATTTTAGAATAGACCCGGCGTCGGATTGGTATGACCCTATATCATCTTCTCCTTATGTTATTCATCTTATTCCTATGTTCGCTCAAGATGCTATGGAAAGGATAGATAGTGGTGAATGGAAAAAGATCACCCTTGAACAGTTGCTTACGACTACAGACGAGACAGATGACACCACTAGATTAACTAGAGAAGAACCTAGAGAAGACCCTCTAGAAGATGATTTTGAAAATGTAGAAGAGTATAAGATTGTATGGATTCATAAAAATATTATACGAAAGGAAGGAGTGGATTGGTGCTTTTTTACAGCGGGAACACAATACTTGCTGACTGATCCAAAACCATTGTTGGAAATGTACCCGTGGTTAAAAGATGGAGAGCGCCCCTACGTTATGGGGAAACTCAATATTGAAGCCCATCGTGTATATCCATCTGCAACTGTGGAACTCACAGAAGAGTTGCAAGCGGCATCGAACGATATATGGAACCAAAGATTCGACAACATTAGGTTGGCGATGAATAAGCGCTACCATATTCGGCGGGATCGAAACATAGATTTGGATGCCCTGTTCAGGTCTGTTCCCGGCGGCGCTGTAGAGATGGATGACCCAGATCAAGATGTCAGGGTTATTGAGACTCGTGATGTCACAGCATCTGCATACCAAGAGCAGGATCGAATAAATATGGATTTCGATGAACTGCAAGGGAACTTCTCTGCCTCAACCGTAGGTGGCGCTCGTAATCTTAATGAGACTGTAGGAGGTATGGCCCTTCTTGCAGGTAATACCAATATGATCACGGAGTTTGTTCTTAGAACATTCGCTGAGACGTGGGTAGAACCAGTATTAAAGCAGTTACTTAAATTGGAACAGTACTATGAAACTGACGAGCATGTTACAGCGCTCGCGGGTGAGGCTGGTGGAGTTGAAGGCGAGGCTGGTTCGATAGATTTTGGTCAAGACGAAGTTATGGATGAACTTCTAAAACAGGACGTTCTTCTCAAAGTTAACGTAGGAATGAATGCTACTGATCCTGTTGGAAGAGTACAGCAATTGCTATTTGGAGTAACCAGTGTAGGTCAGTTGCCGGGGATGGAAGGAAAACTTAATTTAGATGAAGTATCTAAAGAAGTATTTGGATTGCTGGGATATAAGGATGGTTCTAGATTCCTTATACCTAGTGAGGCTGATCCGCAGATAGAAGAACTACAACAGCAGATTGAGCAGATGGGTATGATGTTAGAGACTGATCAGGTCAAGATGCAGGGCCGTATGGCTATAGAACAAATGAAGGCTGAGGCCCAGTTAAGAGCCGCTCAATTGAAAGCCCAGACAGACCTCCAGAAAGAGGTGATGTCTAGTAAGGGAGAAGTAGGGAAACTGGGTATAAAACAATCTGAGGCTTACGTAAAACAACAGGACGCTGATACCAGACGTGCTGAACTTATGCTACAGAGAGATGCTTTGCTTAATCAAATAGTTGATGGGGAGATACAACGAAGGATGTCAGAAGACAAAGATAATGTTAGTAAGACGGGAACAATGGCAAGAGATAAGTACAATAAAGTTCCCTATGAAATAGGATGAGTAAATTCACAAACCCGGCTGATCTTAGGGTCGATGACTTAGTTACTAGGACTAAAATTGGGAGAACTACCCAAGAGTTTATAAGAACTCCAACTGGAAAAGCGATTGTTGATAGGGCAATACTGGATTACCGAA